AATGAAATCATCTATAGAATTTTTTTCTGTAAGAAACTCAGGATTATATACAATTCTATTTCCGCCTGATCCTTTGATAAGACCCTTTAGAATATCAGGCGTAACAGTTGACTTAATGACAATGATGCCAGCCATACGTCTCTTAAGCTGTTTAACGGTGTCTACTAATATACTAGAGTCTATAACTCCGTCTTTTCCCATCGGTGTCGGTACGCACACGAATGCTATATTTTCTTGTAATTTAACATTTTTAAGGCTTACATTATATTTAGGATCTACTATTTGTATTCTTACGCCCGGTGTTTTAAAACCATATTCTACGGCCTTGCCGACAAAACCATGGCCTATAATAGTAATTTTCATTCTTTTATCCTAAATTTGATAGACGAGTTCTTAATTCTGTTGACGAAAATCTATGATCTCTTTTATTGTAATGTAGTTCAATGTTTCTGGCAGAACAAATAGCTCGGCCAGTAAATGTACCATGTTTATATTCTTCACCTAATATTCTTACATCAAAATGAAACATTTGCAAAATATCTTCAAGATCTTGTTCTGTTTGATACGGAATAATCTCGTCTACGTATTTTACACCTTGAAGTTGTGTCCATCTTTCTACTAAAGATTGAACCGGTGAATTCTTATCTGATCTGTCAACACTTGGATCTACTTGCAAACCGCATATTAGATAATCACAAACCGTCTTTGCCTCTCGTAACATTGATATGTGACCAGCATGTAGCAGATCAAACGTTGAAGCAGTGAAGCCTATTTTCATGGTTCTAAACTATCGTCGTCAAGGAAGTTGTAACCTACAGTTTCACGTTCAATATCATTATGATTGAATTCTGCCCAATATAATTCATATGCTACTCCTTCGCGTATACACTCAAATTGGTGATAAAGACCAGGTTTAACTTTATGATAATCGCCTTCATTAAGAATGGTAACATCACACAAATCATAGTCACGTTGCCATGTACGAATAAGCATCTTACCAGATTCTACATAAAACCCATTCCATTTATAGCGATGTAAGTGTTTAGAACACACACCGCCTTCTTCCATTTCAATACGATGAAACTCTAAAGCGCCATTAGCTTCAATCAGTTCTGTCGTACCCCATACTTTTCCCGCTTTCATTTTCAAATCCTTTATAATTACGATCAATCACAACAGTTTCTTTTTCAACTGTCAATTCGGCAATTCTTTTATATGCGTTTTGAAGCTCAGCCTGCAATTGATGCACATTATTTTCTAATAAATCTATTGTATTAGCTTGAGCCACAATAATTTTTCGATTCTTTTCGGCTTCCATTTGATCAGGTAACATTAAAAAACTCCATTCTTATATGCATATTCTAAAGCGTTATTAGCCTCTGTTTCAAGAGGCCTATTCTGATATCGATTAGCTGTGTCTCTATCTATTTCTCGGATAAGTTCTACTATTTGGTTAGGTGTCATAGGATATTGTCTATCAATTGCATTACCAGCAATGGAACACATTAGTTTGTATATCATTCTATAACGTCCAGTATTGTCTATATTAGCAATAGATGTATATTCTTGCAATAATCTTTTATTTACAAAGGGGCAATCACGATAGCCTGACCATTTATAGTCAGTATTATCAAGTGAATTTTTGCGATGTTCGATTATTTGTTTGCGCCATTCTTCTGGTAAATTGGCCATAAAATCGCCGGTTTTCTTTTCAACATAAGGATGCTTTGCGATTAGATAATCAGGATCTACATCTGAACCAGTCGTATTATTAAAAATAAAGTTATTAGCGCCGTCATACTGTGCAGGTACATAATACATACGAGAAAGATCTTTAGTCTGTTTATCTCCAAGCGAGTCAAGTTCCGTGTTGAGGGCGAACCAGAATGCTTTGATTCGATCTCTTTCAATCGGTGTTTTAAGAGGAAATACCAATCTGAACTTTGGTAAAGAATCAGTACTGCTAGCAGTAGAATAGCAAATAAAATTGTAACTTCCGAAACGTAGTTTAAGAACATCTTCTAAATTCTCATCAAATGCATGGTCATCAACATCAATAGCAGCCCAGCTTGCCCAATCAAGAACGTTTTTATTGGCCCGAGTTGTATCAGGAATATAAGTAGCCGGTGATATAAGTTCCGCATCAGACTTACCTTTCAGTTTTCTTTCAGACAATTTAAATAGAAATCTTGAAAATTTATCCCAAGTTTCAAAGTCAAATCTCTTGTGTGTCTTATTATCAAATTTGCTTTCAAATACTGTTAGCGAGTACATTAGACAAAAAAATCCTCGAGTGTTGCAGTTGGTTCAACTTCCCACTCAACAGCATCTAAGATAGGTTTCAGTGGTTCGATAAACGTCTTCTCAAACATTATACCATAATTTATATACTGATGTACACCAATTTCTTTCGGTAATATACCAGGAAATGATATAACATTTTCACGTATAGGATTCGGAGTCTTTAGATATACAAACTTTACTTTTTCACCATTATTTATCTGTTCGTATTTCTTAGTAAGATTCAAATCTTTAAGTGATTTATTGTATAGTAAAGAACCCCGGACATGGATCGGTGTGCCTTTTTTGTATATGGTTTTCTTATCTCGCCATTTAACGAGTTCAGTTACACCTCTAGGAAATGAAACAGACTCAGGTGTAAGTCCATTAAACTCTCTTCTAAAGTCTGCAATAAACCTTTGCGTATCTGCTTCTGTTCCGTTAATGATAACCTTAAAGATTTCTTTAAACTTATTGCGTACAATTTCAGGCGTGGATGACTTAATAGCTTCGATACCCATCATCTTAAGTTTAGGTTCGGCGAATTGCACACCTTCAGAATTATGTACATTCAGAATATATCTTTTCTTTGCAGTCCATATACCACGATCAGCAATAACTTCACGAGCCATTTCCATACGAGGCGTATAACCATTCATAATAAAGAAGAACTCGTCATAAGCTTTTGCCATAATTGGTTCAAAATGATCTTTACATATTTTATCAAGGAATTTAACAGGATCTTTTGGTTTAAACTTATCAACAAGAGGACCCATATTGACATAGATCGAATCGGTATCAATAGCAACAATATAATCTTTATCGGCTTTTGTAATATCGTTCATCGCGTTATTCATACACTGCTCTGCCCACTTAATAACAGTTTGACCGGTGAGTGTAACAGATTCTGCTAGAGCGTTATCAAAGTATTTAAAATACTTGTTAGCAAGAGCACCATACAAAGAGTTGAGTAGAATCTTAATTGCCATCTGATTGTTTTCAGCTTGGTTAATCTTAGAAAGAAGAGATTTATCTTTTGTCTTCTCATATTCAGATTGAGCGGCAAGCATTTGTTTTTTAACGACAGTTCTCTCTGCATAATAGTCAACAATCAGTTCTGGAATAATACCTTGCTTGGTACGCTCAAAGGGGACACCAGATGCGCACACAGCATAGTTAGTGTCTACAGGCTTAGATCTATCATGGTCCGAAAGATAATAATGAACTCCTTGTGGAAAACGAATAGAATTATCTCTGCAAATAGTTTCTGGTGATATATTTTGTTGAACGATGATATTAGGATATAGTGAATTAAGATCGAAAGATACGACCCAATCATGAGCACCGACATGTGGTTCTTTTACAAAGCCGCCTGCAATTGAATGAGGCTCATCTCTGTCGCGGTGTGTGCTTGATGGGGATCTTATAGAAGTATCAGTAGGACCAACTTTACTATATGCAACTTTGTCAATTTGTTTTACAGGAGGTACGATATTCTGTAATAAGAGTCTACGATAGATAATTGAATCCCATATGCCAACAACACCGAACGTATCACTCAGATTAACACCACCACGATATGCCATAGTTAACGCAAGAGAAATAAGGCCCATCTTCTGATCAATACGATCAACGAGTTGAACATCTTTAATATTATAGTCAATAAATTTCTGATGGTCTTCTTTATATAAAGTGTAAAGATTACCGTGTTCTTCATACGAAAGTTTCTTTTCACCTACAACTACGTAGCCAATATGATCAAGCTTATACGATTCTTGATTACCATATGAATATCCGAACTTCTTGAATAACTCAAGATAATCTGCTTGTTGAATACCAACGATTTCGTATGCAGGAAGTTCGCGGTGCATAGAGCGTACGTTACGTTCATTAACCATATTCCACGGAGATAAACGACGAACTGCCTCTTCTGATCCAATAAGACGAATACGATTTACGATATAAGGAATATCGAAGTGTCTTGAGTTCCAACCAGTAATCACATCAGGATAGTTTTTAACCCAATAGCCCAGAAACTTAGCAAGTAATTCTTCTTCTGATTTACACCGATGATATTGTACAAGATCACCTTGCATATCAATCTGTGATTTTTCTGAATCCCAATCATCTAGACCCCAAACTTGATAGACCGAAGACTTACTCGATTTAAGAGCAATAGAAATAACAGGATATGCGGCTTCTTCTGGTGTAGGAAATCCATCATCAGAAGCAACCTCGATATCGAAGTTAACTACATTAATTTGGTTAATGTCAAACGATATATTATCAGGATATTTACTAGTAATAAACTGATGAATATAATTTGTAGTTCCGTATATTTTTTTATTAGGAACATCTGCCATTGATTCAAGATAATTCTTAGCATCTTTCATGCTGTCAATATCTCTGATTTCTTTTAAGTAATTATCAGTACCGAAAGCTTTTAGCTTAGTCGGCGTATTTGAAACACTATACAATTTTGGTGCGAATTTATATTTTTGTTGAATGGGTGAACCATTATCAGAATAGCCACGATATAATATAGAATTGCCGTATCGATTTACTGATGTATAAAAAGCCATGTATTCTCCTATCTTCACACCATTCTAACACAAAAAAGAGGGATTGTAAACCCCTCTTTTATAAATTCTTGCCATCAGGCGTATGAGTGCCTGAATTATGTAAAGCCCATCGAAAGCTGTCCCACATGTCCCAGCCTTCTGATCTAAGTTGGGCATACCATTGTTTAAATCTCTTATATCGTTGGATCGTATTGTTCTCCATTATAACCAGGATATGATTGCCCTTTGTGCACACCAGAATTACAGCCTACAACTACTACGAGTAAAAAGATAATTGACCACAATGTAACTCTTTTGGTCCACATCATAAACTGTTCGAAAGTTTTTTCTGCTTCTTTTTGAGCAGCTGCTCTTACTTCTTCGTCTGTCATTAAGATCTCGTCTTATAATATGATCGATAGATTTCACGGAGTTCAATACTATCAGTAGATTCTTGTACAATATAATCTTCTTTGTCAACTTTAGCTGCATCTGCCATGCCAATAGCATCTTCTTGTCTACTGGCAATGGCAATAATTTCTCCGTCTTTTTTTCTTACAATAAACATTCTCATAAAATCTCCGGCAGTTGTAAATTTCAAATCTTGCATTTCGTTATTCATGCTCGCCGCCGGGCCCTCTTCCACTATAAAATCCGTATGGCTTTCTCTTGGCTATTTCAAAAGTAGCAACCGTAATAGCAACTGCTCCGAGCAATAATGAATGAGCAATCATACTATAAAGACCTGCCCACATACTACCTGCGACAAAACCAAATACAATACACCACATCCATGCCAAAACTTGCATAATCATATGCCGAGTGTTTAAATCTGGAATATTACTTAACGGATTAAGATTGTGATCCATTACTACATTCCAGCAACTGTAAACAAAAGCTCTCATTATTTTTTCTCCGAAACAAAGCTATACATTTCTTTTGCTTTATTCATTAGATCTTCCATAGAATACATTTTATAGGCATCTTGAACTTCTTCGTAATTCTTTTTACCTTGTTCATACATATCATTCATCAGTTGAACATTCATATTATATTGCTGATCCATGTAATCTTTTGCTAGTTTGAGCATGTCTGCTCTTATTTCAAACGGATTTTTACTACTCATTTCCGAAACCTTTCATATCACTTGCAAGCTTATCGACGGCTTCGTCCATAGCTTTGAGCTGATCTTTATAAAAATTGAAAGTGTAAGCATTCATTGCTTTGCTAAAAGTATTCCAACCGGTTACTTTTAAGTCGACCATTTCTTCAAAGAAAGTTCTGTTATGGTCCGTAAGTTGTTTATATGTAAAAATCATTTACATCTCCTATTTGTGTGTTGTGTGTGACTAAGAGGGCGATTACCGCCCTCTGACTTTTTAAAGCCTTCTCATAATAAAGTTGTATTTATAATACATTCATTTGACTGACTGTATGCATCAAAGACTGCATAAAAACCTATCATTATGCATACTAAGATTAGCATCGACATTGTAGCAAAAAAGGCTAAACCAAGCCTCTCTACCAATTCTGATGTAACCATTATACGGCAAACATCAATAGAAGTGCTACAAGGAATGCAAAGATTCCTAATGCTTCTGCAAATGCTATACCAACAAACATCGTTGAGTTGTCTGCTTTTTTGGGCATGTATTTAAACACACTACCTACAACCATTGCAACTCCGATGGCAGCGCCACCCATTCCAAAGGTTGCTAGTCCTGCACCAATCAAGGCACCCATTGTTGCGATATCACCGGTCATTTTGCAATCTCCCGATTTCCATCATACAACGTTTCGATTCCTCGATCATACCCATTCTTGCGAGCTCCGCCGCCGCTCGGCTGTAGCCAATCATTTGCGAATAACGATCTAGTGAAGACCACAAACCCGACAAGGGTGAGAAGACATAGTTTGCTACTAAAGCTGTCATTAAACCCACCCTCTTAAATTATCGTTTTGATTATGAGCAACGTACCAAATATCACCTCGTGTGAGGCCAATATCTGCTAAATCTTTATCATTCAACTTTGATAATTCTTTGATGGTTTGTTTAGCTATTTTCTTTGCAGCTCTCTCCTGTTTGAAAGTTCTGTATGCTTCAATGATAGTTTCAATTGCCCTCGTTGAGTAGCTGTGGGCTGCTAGTATTACTTGTGTCATTTTTGTTCCTCGTTTGACCAATGATGATTTTACGAGGACGCATTTCTTCAGGAATCACGTACTGCAATTCGATTGCCAGTATTCCATCCTGAATATCTGCTCCGTTTACATTTACATGTTCGGACAGCCTAAAGGTTCGCTTAAATTTCTTTGTCGAAATGCCACGATGGATAAACTCTCTACCTTTAGAGACGTGCTCTCCCTTTACTGTCAAGGTCCTGTCTTTGACCTCAACGCTAATTTCATCTTTTGAGAACCCCGCAATAGCAAGTTCAATCAGATATTCTGATTCACCAGCCTTAATAATATTGTGTGGGGGATAATGGTCTTGAGCGTGTTTTGCAGTAAACTCTAACTCGTTAAACAAATGGTCAAAACCAACAAAAGATGACCGCGGGAAAAGTGTATGTAAGCCTGTCATTGTTATCTCCTTTTGAGCAAGCAAGATTAAAATTAGACCCGGTTATCCGGCATCTGTAGTTATTTATATAATACTTTTATGCGAAAAGTACATAGGCGGTATGCGTTTTTTTAAACTTCCATGTCAATAAATTGACCTTGAGTTTCTCCGGGACTAACAGTAGTACCATCTCTATTATATCGCAATGCAGCCTGATCTCTTAGCATCTGTACTTCTTTTGCACGTTCTTCGATTTCTTTAATTCTATTAAGTTTAATCTCAGCACGAGTAGCTGCTTCTACCACACGAATACGTTCTTTTTCTTGTGGTGGTTTTATGTGTTCACTATTGGGATATACATTAGGATGCCCTAACTTAGCGGCTTGAATTTGCTGATACATTTCGAACGGCATACCGTTAGTCGGGAGTGTTTTCATTACTTATTTCCTATATTATATTTAGGGCAAAGTTCCCATTGATCCTTATCTTTAAATGATATAACTTTAATTTGTCGCAATGGAGCACACTCCAATTCTGATTCTACTGCAAATGTAATAAGTCCCCAATCACTTAATAGTGTAGCAATTGTGTTTCTTCTTGCAATATCATTTAATTCTAAATTTGCTTTCTTACCATCTAACATAAACAACTCTTTAAAGTGTACGATAAAATATCGTCCCTGTTTATGTAGGATATGACACGACTGAAATAACTTTTTATCTTTACGTGATGCAACGCCGATACGTGTAAGGGTTTCTCTCACCTTTAAAAAATCATCTGGTTGATTAATGGTAACTTCCAACATACTTGCTGATGACCATTCAATGCTTTCCTCTTTTACGTCCACCTTTATCCACCTTCTCTTTTATTATTTTTATTTGGTCAGGTGATAGGAGTGACAAAACTTGTCTAGCTTTTTCGTTACTGTAGCCATAGTATTGTTTAACCACTTCAATATCACTATCTAACTCAGGTTTATTCCATTTCGAAAAACGTTTACGTTTCCTAACCGTATTTATCAAAAAATGAAATTGTAACCTTTTGTCGATATGGTGATATCTATTCATGATATTAGACAATGCTGCCGTATCATAAAAATAACTAAGGCCTCGATTTACCATGAATGCGTTATAATCTTTTTCACAATCATCAGTAACCATTATATCTGATTTTGTATCATTAATGGCTTTAAGATAATCAAAATGATTCATGAGTAAATATATCGTGCTACAGTTTGCATTCTCATAACATCCATAACAATATCGTGTCTTGGATCATGATGTACAAATTTGTCTTCGTATTCCTTTGGAATAAATTTATTATCAAGTGAACTACCCCAACACATACCATCTAGCATTGATCTTGTATCTCTGATAATCCACCATGGATAAGGAACTTCTTTCTTAAAATATTTAAGAACGCTTTCTAATACAATAGGATCAAA